CACGCGTCTTGGACGTCGCATCAACATGAAGTCCATCCACATCAACGGCGCTGTGTTCGCCTCCGCCACGGTTCAGGTCACGACCGTCGTCCGTGTGGCGCTGGTGTATCTTCCCAGCATGGATCGCACTGTGACCACGATGCCTCCTCAGAACGTCATCTGGGGAGCGCAGAACGCCCTGGCTCTGCGCGTCATCAACGACAACACGGACTTCAAGATCATTCGCCAGTGGTTCTTCGTTGTCGGCGGCGACCGCGACGCTCCTACCACGGGCCAGGAGTTCTACCACGTGAACGAAGTGGTTCCTCTCAACGAGCTGGAGACTGTGTGGAACCAGGCCAACACGAACGGCACGTTCGATGACATGGACAAGGGCGCTCTGTGCCTGTACCTGCACAGCTCGGCTCTCAACGTGAACCCGCTGCAGGCTCAGTTCAACACTCGTCTGTACTTTCACGAATGACAAGTGTACCCCACACTCAAAAGCACCAGATAAACAACGATACATCGTCAGAAAATATTGTGATCGCGCATCCAGAACGCCCCGGAGTGATCTGGGCTTAACCGGTCTGTGGCCCTGTGCTGTGTTACGTGCCTGGCGAATGGGGGACATCAAGCCTCCCGCAGATGGCCTACGAGTAGTATTTTCTTTTTTTTTATTTTTTCCTCCTACCGCGCCAAATTTTCCCCGCGCGATGAGTGCCTCTCCTCTCTACACCAACGAAGAATATGACCAGGACCAGGACTTGAACCCCGCACCGGGGTACGAGGACGACTACGAGGACCAGGACGACGAACCTGAGCAGGATGCGTCTCCTCCTCGCCCGCTCGAGCGCAGCGGCAAGCGCCCATACTCCCTCACGCAGCTGTTCGTGGACGACGAGGCCCAGGAGGAGGTACACGAGGAAGAGGTGGAGCCAGACCTCCACGCCTACTTCCTTTCCTTCCCCCACCTTGGGAAGGCCAACGTGATCGCCATCTGTCGCAGCTACGCCAACGCGGTGTCTGCCACCATCCCCAAGGCCCCCCGCGGGCCCTACCGTCCCCGCAAGACGACGAGAAGTCATGAGTGAAACCGCACCAAACTTTTCCACTATGTACAAGGGGTGGGACGACTACGTCCAGGACTACCAGCAGTCCAGTGCACTGGAGCGCGCACTTCGCTCGCGCCCACAGGTTCCACCTCCCCTTGCCTGGGTTGCTTTCAGTAGTGACCCCCAACAACACGCGGAGGCTTCCCGCCGCTGGCTCGCCCGCGACGCCGCGTCGCGCGAGCTCTTTGCTGACCACCAAGTCCGGTCACTTGACCGTCTCCTACTTCCACCTGGTGGACCTGGTTATGGCCACAGTCCCATCTGGCCCTTCGATCAGCAGCGCGCAGTTCGCAACCCCGGCTACGCCCGTGGCGTCGCCCGCGCCATCAACAACGAAGCCTTCCATCCCGCGTGGCGCGCTCGCGCCGCGCAGTGGTTCCGCTACGTCGAGCAGCAGGTCCATACCGCTGCTATGGAGACCGCCGAGCTTGAGGCGCTCTACACACCGAAGGAGCTTTTTGAGTGAGAAAGAAACAAAGTCGTGCTACTCCTTGCACAAAAGTGGCTCGATAGAAAAAATTGGGAAACTCCTCCCCCGCATCCCCCCACCACTTGCCACCACAGACGTTGCGCAGCGGCGTCTGCTCCAGGTGCCGGGAACCAGTATTACCCGGCACCTGGAGCAAGTTTGCCAAAAACTTGCGCAATGGAGGAGGACTTGGCCCCTCCCCAAGAGGAGGCCCCCCTCCATGAACACCAACCCCGGCCGCCCCAGCGGCCCAACGCCTTCTCCGCGCTGCGCCAGCCCGCGAAAAAAAAGGCGAAAAAGAGCAAGCGCCAGCGCGCTCCCCCCGCGCCCGAGGCCCAGGACGACGGCGCCCACGTGGAGCAACTAGGCGCTGCCAAGCGCGGTCCGCAGAGCGACCACTGGTGCTTCACTCTCAACAACCCAACTGAGCTTCTCAACATTAACGGCTGGCGCAACCTGCAGTACATCGTGTACCAGCTCGAGACCGGGAAGAACGGCACGCCGCACTTCCAGGGCTATCTTCAGCTCACCGCCAAGTGCTATGGCGAACGCATCCGCAAGCTGATTCCCCGTGCTCATGTCGAGGCTGCCAACGGCACGCACCTCGAGAATCATGCGTATTGCACCAAGCAGCTTAACAAGGACGGTTCACCGGCCCGGCTCGTCGGCCACCCATTTGCGGGACCCCACATGTGGGGCGAACTCAAGCCACGCGCTGGCAAGCGCGGAGGTCGCACAGACCTTCTCATCGTTCAACAAGAGCTCGATGCCAACAAAGCGATGTCAGACATCGCGAAGGATCATTTTTCCGAGTTTATCAAGTACGAGCGCGGCTTCAGCAAGTACCGCGATCTCCGGATTCAACACCGCACCCGCGAGACCCATGATGGCATGGTCGTTGTTTGGATCTGGGGCCCATCAGGGACTGGCAAAACTTCCTCTGCGCTCGCGCACGCTGGCGATCAGCCGACCTATTGGGCTCCGCAGGCCAAGGCCAACGGCATCCGCTTCGATAACTACAACTACGAATCCTGTGTGATATTCGACGATTATCACGCTGGCGGCATGACATGGACAATGCTCATGCGTCTTCTGCAGCCGTATCCACTTGAGGTCCCAACCGACGGTGGATCAAAGAAGTTCGTGGCCCACACTATCATCTTCACGTCTGTGGACCATCCCGCTCTTCTTTACAAGAAGCACTTGGACAAACTCGGTCGTGACTGGACTGAACTAGAACGTCGCATCACAACACTCGAGCATCTCACTGTGGTTCATCCTGAGGCCTTCCGTGGAGGCCGCCACCCCGGGCCCCCTGAGGCCCAACCGATGCCCGCCATCGGAAATCCTCCCCCGGCGTTGGTGTTCAACAATCAAATTTATCTTCCTCATCCATAAACAAAGGGTCTGTCATATTCACGTGAATTATTGGAACAAGTAATTCACTCGAACATTTCAGGCGAAATGTCATCTCGCAAGGGATTTTTGCTCGCTAGCAAGCGCAAAGGAAGCGCCAAGCTTCGTCGCGCCCGCGCGCCCTCTGCGTCTGCGCAGGACCGCCTGCGCCTCAAACGGGCCGCCGCCACCTTCAACCGTCGGGCGATGCCTGTGCGGGCGGCCATGATTCTCCGCGGCAGCAACGAGAATCGGACGTTTGACTCGGCGTCCAACGGAGTGACGCTCAACGCGACATCCGACGCCCCCGTCGCGGTGTCCGCGTCCGGCTATGTCACTGCCAACGCATCTGCGGTTGTTCTCAACCAGGTCCCGCAAGGGACGAGCAGCATCACGCGTCTTGGACGTCGCATCAACATGAAGTCCATCCACATCAACGGCGCTGTGTTCGCCTCCGCCACGGTTCAGGTCACGACCGTCGTCCGTGTGGCGCTGGTGTATCTTCCCAGCATG